GGGTTTTGCTCTTGAACCTTTTGGGTATCAGCCGGCTCTGTTTTTTGCCCTAACTCGGTAAGGATATCGTCTTGCTTGGCGGAAGTAGCGGCATCACTTGGTAACGGTAATTCGCCTATTGTAGCGTCAACCTTTAGCCCATTAGCAGTAACTTCGGCAATTAGGGTTCTATCAGACGGGTCTCTAATTACAACCTTATTAAATGATGCGCCAGGAGCAATTAAATAATCATTGGATTCTTTTATTATTTTAGCCAATTCCTTTGCCAAATCCCTTAAAGAATAATCATCATCTTTGGCTGGCTGTGCTTTTATTGAACTTGCCAATTTATCGAAGAAATCCTCTTTAACATCAACGAAAACCTTATCGTTAATAATTTTTGTTTGGATAAAGGGATTGACTATTTCTGACTTAAATGTCGAAGGAAAATTAGCCACCGTTACAATTAGTTTTTTCGGAAAACCCTTTAGAGTGGCTATAACAGAGCCGGTAATTTTCTGGATATCAGGGAATTTTACTTGTGCATCTACCTGTCCTGTAATTTTTTGGGTTTTTGGAGATACTATTTCTTTATTAATCAGGGCATCAATTTTCTCAAATAACCGAAGCCAGCGATTATTCTCCTCTTTTTTCTCAAATAACCGAAGCCAGTGATTATTCTCCTCTTTTGAAAAAAGCATTTTTCTTTTATTTTCAAAAGAGTCGATTATTGCCTTTTTTCTCTTTTGATTAAACCTGTTTATATTTACTTTTTTGGTTTCCATTTTTTTATATCTTTACTAAAATCATCACCATAAATTTCTATCGCTTTTTCTTTAGTATATTTATCACTTTCCAAATCAGTAAAAATAGTGTTTAATATCTTATTATGGGTTTTAATCATCTCTTCATCAATTTTTGTTTCTTTCATAGTTTTTTTCTTTTTCTTTTTAACATTAGTTTTTAAATCATCAATTTTTTCATCTTTTCCCTCATTGTAAATTGACACTCCATAAGGCATTTGTCTACCACCCGGCAACGGTGATTTGATATTCTTAAATTCCCAAGCTGGCATTTGCGACTGGGGTTTTAGTCCTGTCGGCACTCCCGTAAACGGAGGCGGATCGACTTCTTTTTTGGTTATCCCCACCCAAATACATCGACAATGGAAATGAACCTCCCCGGGACGAAACTCGCTAAATGCCTTATCATTAACCCCGATAACGCTTCCATCCATGCTTTGGCAATAATTACAAGTTCTATAATCTAATATAGCACTCCATTGATAACCATACAAATCATTCTTATATTTTTCGAAGGTGAATTTCCTGCCGTTATTCAGTTCCCCGGAGGTAACCAGGGCGGCACTGGAATTAACATTTCTATGAAGGAAACTATCGAATTTCCCGGTTATTTTTTTCTTTACTTCTTCAGCATCCAAATCATTCATAATACAAACTGCCGATATACTCTTTAAATCTTCTAGTAATTTATCCTGATTATAGGTAGCATAAAAGGCGGCTTCTTCCTTTATCCTATCGTTCATTTCTGCCGGGGTAGACGGGGCAGGCTTGCCTATTTCATAACTCGACTTTAATTTACCAAACTCAAACAATTCCTTCATATGTTCTTTAAATGTTTCGGATAGTTTACCCGTCAAGCTCAGTGAAATTTGTTGCAAACCATTATAATCTTTCCCTTCAATTGCCTTTATAAATTTGGTTAATAAACTGCTTTTTTCGCTTAATAAAATATTAGTCATTTCCCTCACCAGTCCCTGCTCTCTGATATCCATAAAAGCCTCTATCTCGTTAAACTTAACCCTCCGCTCGGCTTTGGTTAGTTCTCGGAGATATTTTTCGCTGGCTTTGACTTCCGGCTTGTTATCCTTGGGCGACTCATCCTCTGCCTCTGGCTCCTCTTCCTTTGGGTTCTGCTTTAACTGTTCCTCTTGCTCTGCCCTCAATTCCTCTGGTTTTTCGGGCAATTTCAATACTTTTCTCATATAATCTTCCAGGGGCGGATCGCTAGTTAGAATGCCCGCAAATGACAACTTTTGCATTGCGTCAGACAATTCCTCGACGTCCTTAATACCCAAATCGGAGTGGGTTAGTTTGGGATAATCATCAACATTCCAGTTATAATCAACTAATTTTTTTATCTCGTCATTGACGACGTCCTCTATCTGCTTGCCTATCGCATCCAAGGCGGATAAGAATAGCTTGGACTGATCCTTGGCCAATGCGTAACTCCCCGTGCTGGAACTTCCTAAATCGATAAATTGGGCCAAGACGGATTTTAGGATTTCCCTAGTGTGATGTTCAAGCATTTCCTTGGCGCTCTTATTGGTGTCGGATTTCATATCCATCATTTCCACTTCCCAGCCCTCCTTGTAAACCACGTAGGCTTTCTCGTGTCCCCTTAGATTCTCCCCCACTTTTTGAGCGTCTTCGTAATCATCATCAGTAAATCCGTCGGGAAGTTTTATCTTGGGAATACCAATGCCTGCCCGTTCAGTAGCAACGGCGTCAATCTTGTAATACTTGTCCCTGAAGAACCAATGCTTATAGGCTTGGCGAAGAATAGAAGTTCCTCGGTAATTATCACCCTCCTGGCGATGAACAAATACCATCAACTTTTCCGCCGGGATGATTATCGTCTGATAATTCCCGTTTTTATAAGTGCGTTGCTCTATGCTCTCCAATTCCCCGTTTTTGTCCACGTTCCAGCGTTGGATAGTTTTAGGTAATCTCGGTGCCCATTTCCGCCAGCCAATTTTGCCCTCATCGGTTAACTTGTAAATAACCTCGAACGCCATGCTCCCATAGGGCAACATTAAGAGAATTTGCCTAATGGTATCTTCCCAAGGGATTATCAAGCCGTTAAAGAGGTTATCCTTGACGAATTTGGCTATTTCCTCGTCTTGTGGTTCGCTGGAAGCCGCCTCTATGTCCCATTCAGCGGAGCGGATAGGAAGTTCGCACATAAGCAGAGCCGCCTGAACGGAGGCGTCACTCCAGCGCATTTTGTCTACCGTGGTATAAAGGGTAGAACCGGATAAATCGGTAACGTATTCCTCGGTATCGATTATTCCTTGGAAGTTAGTCGTCCCTGTTGCCCCTATTTCCGATTTTGTCGCCCTTTTAGAAGCAAATTTGTTTGTTTTTTTCCTTTCGAATATCGCCATAAAAACCCGTTAAAATTCCCTGTCCATAATGCCCGAGGTGATATTTCTATTTCTCTCAGGAACATCTTCCGGATAAGGTTCAGCTAAAGAGCCTGTTGACAACTTGCTTACACCCAGCATAGCATAGTTAGTTGCCATAGTAAAGTGATCCGCCCCCAGCTTCTTATAAACCCATTCCACCCTGCCGTCGCTTTTCTCTTCCTTGTCCTTGGCCCAATTAGTCATATGGGAAATGTAAGTGTTCAGCTTGGCGTCCAATTTAGGTAAAACAACCTCCCGGCTGACGAACTTTGTCGCCATTTCATCCAGGGTTTCTATTTTATCAGCCACCACCCTAAACTCCCCCTTTTCCCTATCCTTCTTCCAAGACACTCTCTCCTTCTGATTGCTGTTATAGTAGCACATCCAAACCTTAGCAGGATACATCCTCTGTAGCCTTCGGACGGAGTGCTTATTAGGTAAGGCGTCAATCATACAGAAAATAACCCCGAACTTATCTATCAAATTTGGTATATCGTCAAACGAATCCAGCTCATTAGCATATAAAAGCCTAATGCTGTTATCCCTGTTTTTCTTTAAAATGACGGCGTGGAGAATGTCGCCCTGATCAACGCCCATAATAGTATTAGACTCTTCCTCTTCCCAGTCATACTTGTTTTGGATACAGGAAAGCAAAATGTCCCTATTAAGGGGCTGGTTTTCGCCCCCGAACGCTTCGCCCAAAACAAAGTTATAAAAATCCTTTATCCCAGATAATTCTTTAGTGGGGCGATGTTCCGCCCTATCTTTTTTTGCCATTATCTCGGTAGCGCTAATCCACGGGGCCATCAGCTGGGAAATGTGATAACCGGATGCTTTCCAATCTTTATCCCCGGTTGCCTGCCATTCGCCATTTCTCCTGGTATCGTTGTTTATAACTGCCCCGCACTTTTTACATACAAATTCCGCCTGCTTATCATCGCCCTTTATTGAATCAGGATAGGTTAGTATCTGTTTCTTTTTACATTTAGGGCAAGTGATAAACCATTCCTTTTGATCAGTTCTCTGATATAAGTAGTCGATACCAAAGCTGGGAATAGTCGGAGTGGATAAGGCTAAAAACTTCTGGTATTTCGAATGCGACATCCGCTCCTGATACATATCAATAATATCTGGCTTGGAAAAATCAACCTCGTCGTGAATATTGAAATCACTATCAACGGAAATGGCCGCCCGCTCGCTCCACGCCCCCCTGAAATATATGAAAGAGTCGCCTATTTGTTTTAATTGAACACTGTCTATGCTCCCTGTAAGGGCTTCGTTTAAGTGCGGAGAAGATTTA